CCATATGTTTCCCCTACTAAAACTAACTATGGACAATACCAAAACTTAGTATTAGGAGACGAAAATACAGACTTTGTATTTGGTAATATTACTTCTTCTGAATTCTGGGCGATTTCTGTAGACAGAACTAGATATAAAGAAACATTATTCCCAGGATCTTTAACTTTATACTTATCTGGAAGCGGTGGGTTATTATCATTAACAGACAATAGCCAGATTGTACCTACAGTAACATATACTGATGCAGGTAGAGTATTCCAAATTGTGAGTGGAGCAGCAGGAAATGTATTTACAGGAGTTAACTCAAATGGATATAGCGCAGCTTCAGGATCTTATGGTTGGTTATTACCTGATATTGGAACAATCTTATTAAATCCAAAAGCTATTTCTGCCTCAATTCAAGTAGATGCTAGTCGTTCAAATGATTCTGATGGTTTAAACTATAGAAGATTATATAATGCTATTAATTTAGGAGGAAATTTTCAAATAAATAGTCAAGAAACTATTTCATCTGATTATATCTTTATTAGAGCAAGAAATGCTGAATTTAACTACTCTGAGAACCCAAGTTTTATCTCAGGAAGTACAGGTGAGGTTATATACAACAACTTCATTAATAACCCACAAACATTCCCAACCACTATTGGATTATATAATGATAATAATGAATTGTTGGCTGTAGCTAAATTATCAAGACCTTTATTAAAAGACTTTACAAAAGAAGCTTTAGTACGAGTTAAGTTAGATTTCTAAAATGAATGGGAGCTTACAAACAATTTTTAGCCTCAGACATAATTGTTACTCCATTTGAAGTTAACAAGACATTTACATTCCAAGGAATAAATGTAGGAGAAGCTTCTTCACCTATAGCTCTTAATTACCCAGATGTAGGCATTGATAGACTTTTAGGAAGAAACATAACTGGTTCTTTATTTAACCCCAACTCAGATCCTACAACAGGACTATTAGGAGTTCAATATCAAAGATTAGTCTACAATTCAGTTCTAGAACTTTACTATTCAAACTACTTAAGTTCTAGCTATGGCGATCCAGTTAGTAGACCAATTCTGATTCCTGGATTTGATACTGAAGGAGATAGATTAGTAGGTTCATCTTCAAATCAAGCCTACGATAATTATCTTCAAACTACATTAACTTACCCAAAATATTTTCCTACAGCATCTGATGCTCTTGTAGGAGTGATTTCTATCCCAGTTCGTTTATTTGGTGACTATATACAACCTAATTCATTTGTATTTTCAAATACAACTACTAGTGGAAGTTTAACAGATGATGGAGAAGGAAATATCTTGTATCAAGGAGATATAGTTGGAAATATTTTTTACCCTCATGGTCTTATTATATTAACTGGTAATAACTCAAGTTCATTTGGATCAGGTTCAGTATATGGTAGTGCAATTTATGGAACATCAGTTTACGGAGCCTCTACCTCATTCATTGATGAATTAGAAGCATTTATTACTTCTTCAAATGTGACTTGTTCTTTTTCTAGCTCATATACCATTTATGAATCTCAATATAAATGTACTATTAGAGAAAATGAATTTAATTTTACATTAAATCCAAGTGCTATCTCAGGAAGTACTGAAGGTACAGTTTATGGATTTGTAACTGAATCTTATTTCTCACCATATATTACTACAGTAGGTTTGTATGATGAAGATCAAAACTTATTAGCTGTAGGAAAATTATCTCAACCGGTACCAACCTCACCAACAACAGATACGACAATATTGATAAACATAGATAGATAATGTGGTTATACGAAAATAAAGTTATAGAAAAAATAGAAGATTTCCCTGAAAATACATTTGGTTTTATTTACAAAATTATTAACAACGAAACTGGAAAGTTTTATATTGGTAAAAAACAACTTATATCTCAAACAAATATTAAACTAGGTAAAAAAGAATTAGCAGCCTTACCAACCCAGCGAGGTAAAAAACCTACTAAAAAATTAGTTACTAAAGAATCTAATTGGAAAGAATATTGGGGTAGTAATAAGTTCTTATTAGAAGATATAAAAAATTTAGGTTTAGATAAATTCCAACGAGAAATATTAGTTATATGTCCTAATAAAAAACTTTTAACATATTGGGAACTAGCTCTACAGTGTAAGTATGATGTGCTGCAAGTAAATTGCTATAATGATAACTTGTTAGGTAAGTTTTATAGAAAGGATTTTGAAGTCTAAAGTTAGGCCTCTCAAAATACGCTTGTTATATTAAAATCATGGTTGATAATGCTTTAGTGTATTTAATGGATTCTGTCTTAGGTAAAGGTAAACCTACATCTAAAGGTAATAGATCCTACCATTGTCCTGAATGTAAACACCATAAACTTAAATTAGAAATTAATTTAGAGGAACATTCACCTCATTTCCAGTCTTATCAATGTTGGGTTTGTGGATTCAAAGGTAAAAAATTAACTACATTATTTAAGAAAATTGGAGCAGACTCAGATAAAGTAAATGAGTTAAGATTATTAGTTAAATCCGCTTCTAAAGAAACTAAAATAACAGTTGAAACTAAAAAGGTAATCCTACCAGATGAATTTATTTCATTAATAAATCCTCCAGCTAGTATCACATCTAAACATGCCTTACATTATTTAAAAAATAGAAATATTACTAGAGAAGATATTATTAAATATAATATAGGATATTGTGAGTTTGGTAGGTATGCTAATATGATTATAATTCCTTCTTATAATAATGAAGGAAATCTCAACTATTTCACTGCAAGAAACTTCGATAAAAACGCCTCAGTCAAGTATCGCAATCCTGATGTAACTCGTGATATCATTGGTTTAGAGCTTTTTATTAATTGGAATACGCCAATTACTTTATGTGAAGGTATGTTTGATGCTATCGCTATCAAACGTAATGTTATTCCATTACTAGGTAAAACTTTACAACCTAGTTTAATGAAAAAACTCATTAACTCTTCAGTTAATAAAATATATATTGCTTTAGATAAAGATGCTATAAAGCAAGCCTTAAATTTTTGTGAACAACTAATGAATGAGGGTAAAGAAGTTTACTTAGTAGATCTAAACGAAAAAGATCCTAGTGATATGGGATTTGAAAAATTTACTAACCTTATTCAGAATACTCAACCTTTAACTTTCTCAAACTTACTTGAGAAAAAACTCCAAATAATATGATAGAAAAAAATGTAAATGTATTTAAAAAAAGTGTTAAACGCTTAGTAGAAATAGATACAGAATCAAAACGAGTAAGTATATTAGACAATAGATATTACACTAGAAACGGTAACTACTACCCATCAGTCACTAGTATATTACAATATATGCCTAAAGGTAAATTTTTTGAAAATTGGTTGAAAGATGTAGGGCATAATGCTGATATAATAGCTAGAAAAGCCGCAGATGAAGGTACTCAAGTGCATGATGCTATTGAAAGATATCTTCAAGGTGAAAAAATATCATTAATTAATGAAGAAGGATATTCAAAATATTCATTAGAAGTATGGAAAATGATCCTAAAATTTCACGAATTTTGGACAACATATAAACCAACATTAATTGAAAGTGAAATACATTTATTTTCAGATATATACATTTATGCTGGTACTTGTGATTTAGTATTAGAAATTAATGGTCAAAAGTGGTTACTGGATATTAAAACTTCAAACTCATTACATGTTAGTCAGGATCTTCAATTATCAGCATATGCTCAAGCATGGAATGAATTATATGAAGAAAAAATTGACCGTATTGGTATATTATGGATGAAATCATCAAAACGTGGTGAAGATAAAAAGGGTGAAAAGATTCAAGGTAAAGGATGGGAAATACATGAACCTGAAAAATCGATTGATGAAAATCTAAAAATATTTGGATATATACATGAATTATATAAATTAGAACATCCCGCCCCTAAACCAACCGCTGAACAATTCCCCACAGAAATCCAGATTAATTCAGATATTTAACATATTTATAACAAAAATATTTAATGGTATCTTTAATTAATCTTTTAAAAGAAATATATCTTACTGAAGGAGGTAATGTGTTTAAAAACACAGAATATGATACCGAGAATATATTATTAGCAAATATTGAACCAACAATTAAAAAATTTGTAGAAGACTTAGGTAGATTATTTCCAAATAAAAAATCTACATTTAACTCATTAAATGATAAAAGTAATTGGTTAGGTTCAACAGGTAATAAACCACAATCTGGAGACGTTGATTTAGCATACTCCTCAGAATATCTTTTTAAAGATGGAAAAGCGGATACTAAAGGATGGGGAGTAGATCAAAATGAATTCAATACTTTGTATGAAAAATACAAAAAATCATCCCGCTCAGCTACTGATGAAGCTATTCAAGTTCGTGCTTTATTAGATCTTATAATTAGTAAAATTAATAATGCTAGTGGAGATATGTTTGGGAGCAATAAAGCTACAAATGGAGGAACACTTCATTTTTCATACCCACAATATGATACATCTGGAAAAAAATTAGATTCTAGAGCTCAAT